TTCTATTAGGGGGGGGGAGAATGAGAATCAATAGGCCCAAACATCCTACTTTAATCCGTTATGACGATAACGGAAATCCTATAGATCACTATAGGAAAACTACTCTGCCTAAATTCGGCACTAATAATCCTATTATTGTATTGAGGAAAGTGCAACATGACTCAGATGAAAAACCGGATGAAACCGTTGGATGACGATGAGTTAGAAGTCAAAGTTGCAGTGTATATGGAACGTCTAGATACTTATATAGAGACTTCCACAGAATTAAATAGAACTTTAGTTGCTGGATTAGAAAGAGTTAATACTGAATTAGATGAATTGAAACATTGGCGTACTAAATTTTACGGTGCTAAGACATTAGTTATGATGTTATTCGCTATGTTTGCCCATGCGGGAGTTGTTTTAGCTGCGGTGATTGGTATCTTAAATTGGTATTCCAAATCCCCAAATTAATATTAGGAGTCTTGCATGGCTAATGAACGACATAATGATGCACGGGAATGGGAAGTAGATTTATCTACTCGCCAAGCTGTTCATCCTTATACAAAGTATACCCCATTCAGAACTGCAACGTCAACTACAGCGGCAAATCTATTAGCAATTGATAGGGGAGAAATTGCAGTAAACTGGGTGACGAACCCTAGAATAGAGGCTGCTGATGTTACAATGTTTACGGCTACTGGGTCAGCTATTGCTAGAAGTACAGCCCAGCAATCTGTAGGAGCAGCCTCTCTCCTCACCGATCCAGGTAATTCTGCTGCGGGTGAGGGTTTTTATTGGGTTTCTTCTGATATTGGTTTTGATGTACATCCTCAGTATTTATCTGCTCAATGTGAAGTACGTGGTGCATCCGCTTCTGGAAGTGTTAAAATAGAAATTAGGAATGCTGCGGGAACTACTGTCTTGGCTACTTCTGCCGATACTAATCTAACTACTAGCTTTGCTCGTATTACTGTTGCATATACAGTAGTAGGAAGTACTGCATCAGCAGGGTATAGGGTTTATGTTATTAGTGCAGCAAACCATAATATTAACTGGTATACTGATAAGATAATGTTTGAAGTACGAGACGATACTAATGCTGTATCTACTTATGTGGATGGAGCTTTAGGGTTGAATTATGAATGGTCGGGAACGGCTAATGCTTCTACTTCTAGGAAACGTCCTGCTATGTCTATAGTTAGAGGAATTCAAATTAAAAATGAATCTGGTACTTCGGCTGAAATTGTTTATGTTGGTTTTGATGTAACTGCTTCTGCTACTACGGGAATAGCTGTATTGGCAGGAGCTACTTATGAATCTAATTTCCCAATAGATTTTAGAGATAATGTATCAGTTATATCAGCTTCAGGAACTCCTACTGTGAGTGGAGTTATTTGGGGGGCTACTCATTAATGACTACAGAGACAATCCAGACTGAAGTAGGGAAGATACCTAGCCCTTCTAACTGGGCTAATAATGCTCAAATGTATCAAACTATAGGGTCTGATACACCCATCCTACCTATTGAAAAACAGGATAATGGGCAAGTTTCCTTAGAAGATATTTCTAATGCGCTTGATGAATATAAGCGTTTGCTTAAAGCAGGGATAGCTTCTAAGGCTGAAACTATGACTTTATCCAGGGCGTTCCCAGATGATGTTACTTTTTCTAAGGCCGCTTCCAAACTTAGTGAGGGAGATGCTATGGTCTTAGGTGGCCCCGCTTCTGTGGAATTAATAGATAGGGAAGGACATCTGATAACTACGGACGCTTTAAATAAAGCATTCGATAAGTATATGGCTAACTTCCGTACTAGAAATACAATGGTACTGCATTCTGATGTGCAAGTTGGTTGGGCTTTGCCAGCCTATATTACTAAGGGTGGACAAATATTTAAGAGTGGTGTAGGAACAAACGGACTATTTTTTATTACGGAACTAAGGGACGATACAAAAATTGCCCAACGGGTTATGGATCAAGTAAATGAAGGAAAGCTAAGAAGTTATTCAATTGCGGGAAGTGCAACCAAAGTTCAAAATATGCAGAAAGGTTTGCAACCCTATATGCAAGTAGACGAAATGGAACTTGCAGAGGTTACAGTTTGTGAGAAGGGAGTAAACCAAAGTGCTGGATTTGATATACTAAAAGCTGAAGGAGCCGTTGCTACTTGTATTGATGGGAGTTGTCTAGTACAAAAACAGGAATGCGACGGTAGTTGCTTTCTTCAGAAAGAAGAGGGTAAGATTACTCAGCCAGATTCAGGCTATAGAAACGCTACAGATATTGAAATGAAGAATGGTATTATGTGTGGTGCATGTAAATTCTTCAATAAACAGGAACAGACATGTGATATAGTGGAAGGAATAATTGAAGACCACATGTACTGTAAAGTTTTTGCTCCGCTAGACGCATCTCCAACTCTTGAAGAAGGTAGGGAATTAACTATGTTAATGGAAAAAGAAGACGGGTCAATTGATTTCACTGGATCTTTCTTGGAATGGATGGAGAAACAAGCCGCTCCTAAAAAGAAAATGGCTGCTACTATTTCTACACTACTTAATGTAGAGGGAAGAAGGAATGAGCATGACCAGTTATTGAGGGAGTATGGATTTCCATCTGCCCAACCTTTTGAATCTATGCGGTATACCCCAGTAGTAGAAACTGAAACAGATAACTTTGGTATACCTATGCATATAAAGCCACCGTGGGTAGTGAATGAAGCTGGGGAACATCTGGGAACGAAACTCGATAGTGATGCTTCTACTTATGATTCTTCTCTAGCCGCTAAAGCTCACGAAAGTTTTAAAGGTAGTATGCATCCTTGGTACTCTGTAGAGATAGCGGTTAAGAAATCTACCCACCCATTTTCCAAATGGTTAGAGAATAATAAATCCTATTTATAATCATGATATACAATATTAATTGGATATAAAGCTTGACTTTCCGAATTCTTGGTGTATAATAAAATGACACAAGAAATTTAAGGGGGGTCAGATGATAAGTAGTATAATTGTTATTGGTAGTACGGTGGCTGTATTTATAATGATGGCAGCATTCTTAGAAAGATTTTGTAAAGGGCATTCTATAGAGTACTATAGATATTTAGAAAATAATAAAGTACCGCCCCCAGAAGACAGACAAGATAGAGAGATTCTTTATGGTGATTTATGGGGGGTTAGGAGAAGGTGAAATCCTTGCGTCCACAAATTCTTTTAAGTATAATTATCCTAGGGGCTATTGCTCTACTTTCCCTGGAATTAGAACATATTGAAATTACTACGGGGTGTATTACATTGTTAGGGGCACTGGGAATGAAAATATTGGAGTCGGAAAAGTGAGAAAGAGTTGGGTACGCTGTCCAGGTTGTAATAGAAAGCAACATGCTAAGACTACTAAATCTGGAACTATGTGTACTCCCTGTGCTAAAAAGGGTAAAACTATTCAGACAGGTAGATTTAAATAGATAAGGAGTATTAAAATGGCAGAGTGCTATTGTGATGTTAATGCATACGCTTTGAAGGGTACTTGTGAATGTGAAGAAGACTGCTCATGTGAGTGTGAAATATGTGAGTGTGATGAATCCATTGATATGTGGTCTTCTGATTTACCTTCAGGTTGTGCTTGTGGTGGGAATTGTAGTTGTCAGGAATCCTCTGATGAAGCTCAATAGAACTTTATTAGTTAAAGGGATAGCAGCGGGAATGGAACTCATTAGTTTCTTCATTAAAAAAGACGTAGGAAGATATAGCCCCACTATTATTAATGTTATAGATGCTGGTCATGATGTGGGAATGACTGTATTAACTAGTGTAGAAGTTTTGAAAGATAAGAATCTTACTCCTGAAGAAGAATTAGAACTGGCAGAAAGACTAACCAATAATAAGAGAAGTTTAGATAAAGCCTTGACTTCTTTGATTAAAGATCTTAAAGACCATGCACTTCATCAAACAGAGGAGAAAGAAAATGCTTAATCGTTTTGTAGCTTTATTGATTAGACTTAAAGATATTTTCGCTAAGATAGAGATAGAGCGGAATGAACGTGCCGGGAATGGGGCAGAAATTGTAGAGTTACAAACTAAGATTGCTTCCTTAGAAGCAGACCAATCAGAAGCACTAGTACTACTAGATGAACTAGAAGAGGTAATTAAAAAATGGGAATAGTATCTAATAGAGTAGAAGCTCTTAAAACTATGTGTACTCCTCCTGATTTAAGTGACCCTTTATTTGAGGCAGATACTAGTTGGATAGGAGAGAAATTACGTGATGTAAATATTCTTAATACGGGAATGGTTCATAAACCATTAGACAGTAAATATTGGTGTTGCTCTCGATTAGATTTTGATGCTATAATCAAGTGGGATTGGACTGATAATAAAAGATATATAGCAGAAAAATATGACTGCGATAATTTTGCCTTTAGTTTTAAAGCTAGAATGGATAGGAGATTTCATTTGAACAACGTGGGCTTGGTGATTGACTATGCGGGTGGACACGCCTATAATGTGATTGTTTTCTCCGATGGAAGTGCGACATTGTTTGAGCCTCAATCAGACAGCTTCCCACGTTTAAATCCATCAGCTGGGTATTATAGATGTACCTCAGGGTTTATAGTGATATAATGGAACTCCCTTGTCAGGGGAGTAAGGAGGTGATCCACTTCACCTATGGGGGCATCTGAATAAGGTGCCCCCCACCACTTGACGCACTTTTCAAGCCGTGGTATGCTGGACTCCGAATTAAATTTTGGAGGTGCTTATGAGCATAGATAATCCAGTAAAATTCTTTTGGGTGATGGTATTTATAGGAGTAATTTGTAGTGCCTTATGAATAAGAATGATGACGAGAAACCTATTCCTAATTGGATTTCCTTAGGTACTGAGTTATTAGAGAATGCAATGGAACTTGGTTCTTATACTGAAGCCCAAAGATTATTAACAGCACCTGGAGTAGACCCTGCATTATATATGTTATTTTGTTCTATGCCCCAAGGGAATAATTGTGCTACGAATGGGTATCCAGAAGCAATGTGGTCTGTAGATGAGATACGAAACTTGATGCAATGTGCTTTTATGTTAGGTATATATGTTAAAAAATCTGTAGGAGAAGCAGATAAGTTATGGTGATGTCCTATTTAGTTACGTCTAATGCTGATTATACTAGACGAGTAGATGAGATTGAGCAGAAAATTGATATATTGTTAGACAAAATGAAACTTTTGGAGTATAATATAAGTGTATTGTCCGATGCCTTGAATAAAGAATTGGATTATCTTTCAGATAAACTCAGGGCAATTAATTAGTAAAGGAGGGAAGTAGTATGGGTTTAAATCAATTAGAAGTTCATGAGAAAGTTTTGTACCCAGTTACTAAAGTATTGGCAGGACAAGCTGGAGGAAGTGGGGTCTTAGTGTATAGTAAAGAAGACCCTGAAAAACCTGGGGACTTTATTAATATTGCTTTAACTTGTCAACATGTTATTGATGGAGCTATTAAAGTATCTGAAACATGGGATAACATCCTTAAGAAGGATGTAAAGTCAGATGTGTTAGAGGAAGTTCGCATTGAAGTCTTTGACTACGATAAGAGTAAAGTAGTGTCAGCTAATTCTACCTCTGCTCAAATTATTGCTTACGATAAACACCATGACTTAGCCGCTGTTAAACTAAATAATACTAGACCTATGGTTAATGTAGCTAGTATTATACCTAAGGAAGAAATAAAAGAACTCCAAGTAACTGACCCCGTATGGGTTTGTGGATGTTCTTTACTTCATGATCCTTTTCCAAGTCCAGGTAACCTAACATATCTACGTGAAATTATTGACCAGAAGGCTTACCTAATGCAGAATGCTCCCAGTATATTTGGGAATTCTGGTGGTGGTTTGTTTCATGGAGAGTCTGGACATTTGTTAGGATTAACGTCTAGAATTACTTCTACCCAATTAGGATTTGGTATAGACATTATGACATGGATGGGATTCAGTACTCATCCCGATAGACTATATGAGTTCTTTGAACACCAAGAATTGCAATTCTTGTATGATGATAGTGATAATTATCATGATGCTCAAGAACGAAGAGAGAGTAGGAGACATGAAGCTTTACGGAACCTTTTGTTTGAGTCCAAAGGAGAAAGTCCGTAGTGCCAGGACTTGACATGCTTGTGCGATTCGGTTATTGTATCATCTGTGACAACGGGCCAGACAAGCAGAATCGTGAGTGGGTTGCAGATTTGGTACGGGATAATAAAATACCACCTGTAATAAAACAATGCTCTAGTTGTAAAGGAGAGAAACCTAATAAAAATCTATTGTATTTAGCAATAGATATTCCAGGGTTAGTGAAATAGGTATGAATAAATGGATCACTAGAGATAAAAAGTTAGAGAAGAAACGGAAGCGTAGTGGTATATATACTAAAGAACTACCACATAAAGATAAATTTACAAGGAGAGATATTAAACAGGCCCAAAAAAATAAGGAGTTGGATAAAGATAACTTTGACTCAGAAGGTGACGAATGAATATTAATGAAGACTCAGACTTTTACCCTGACCCAGACCATTTAAGCCGTAGTTGCGATGAAGACGAACTTAAAAATTTACTACTTACTAGGGATGAAGTATTATACATAGACGATCAATTAACTATGATGATAGAAAGGGATGGAAGGTCAGATAATTTCTCTACAGTACGTCCTATCTTAGCTAATGCAGGACTACCAGCCCCAGTGGAATTACTAGATAAAATAGGTATGGCAGTATTACAAATTACTGATGAAAGTGCTGAAGATAATTCTAGTGTAACTGTAGTTGTAACAGCCACAGATTTATATATGCTAAGAGAAATTGCTAAGTCAACGGTAAAAATAAATGGACATTTCGTAGGGTTTGAATTAAAGAAAAAGATATACAAACTTTTGTATGAAAGTGAATACAGACTAGAGAAGAGCTTAACAAGGTTGTTGGCAGATGTAGATATGGATCCTTCTACAGCTGAAACTTTAGATTGGAGTGGGGAGTAGGAATAGAATTTATTCTATTTCTATATTTTATCCCACTAAATGGGTTCCCTTGCCACCGGGGAACCCATTTACTTTAGGAGGAGTATGGTAGAGTTATTTGTTGTAGGATTAATATTAATTGTGACGCTATTGATTTCTATGTTCTTGGCTATAGTTAATTGGAAAATCTATATAGTAACAGTTAAAATGTTATCAGTAACTATAGATATATATGTACAGACATTGGAATTATTAAACTATACTAAGAAAACATATGAAGTGTTGGGCGGCGAAGAGGGAGTTGACAAATTCAGAACGAGATGATATGATGATTCAAACGAAGGAGGACAAACGGAATGGTGTATGAACGGAACGACTCTTTCACCCAAAGGAGGGAAAACGGAATGGTTTATGAAGTGACATCACAGTATATTTGTGCAGGGGAGCCTTACGATATTAAAGCATTAGTGATTGCTTACAACTTACTTTCAGCCCAAGCCCAATTAGATTGGCTGGTGCAGAATAAAGATTGTATGTGTCAAGAATGTATCAGGGAATATGAGATAAGTTACTCTACTTTTATGACTTTACCTCAAGGAATGCCAACCTATACTATGTGTGTAAAGAGATAATATGAATACTCCAGAAGAAGAGAAGAGAGTAGAACACGATAGAGTTAGAGCAAGCATACATAAATTTCTAGGATGTACTGAAGACGTAACCTTTGAAATTATTGATCTAATGTTAGATGATGTTTTATTATTTGACCAGAAGCAACGAGATTATGGTAGTACTAATATCAGTAAGTTTGGGCAAGTGGGTGTATTGGTTAGGGTGAGCGATAAAGTGGAGCGGTTGACAAACCTCATTCAATCTGCTAGAGTTCCAAACAACGAGTCTGTCGAGGATTCTTGGCAAGACTTATCAATATATGGGGCTATTGCAAGAGTCGTTAACAAAGGCTCTTGGTAGTAAAACTCTGTACGGAAACTAAAATTTAGGAGGAAGATTTGAAAGCTAAGGGAACCCAGAGCAAAAGCTCTAACAGTAGTCAGGTATATCTTGCAAAGGCAAGACAAGCAGCGCACAAGTTGGCGCAACAGAAAGGGTTTGTTACTTCTGATGATGTTGTTAATGTGGTCGGGATGCCCAGTTCCCCGTCTCTAGTTGGCTCTATCTTCAAAGGGAATGGATTCACCAGGGTTGGTTACACGCCTTCCACTCGCAACTCTACTCACGGTAGGGAAATCGGGGTCTGGCGTTTGAAATCTAAGCTTAGTTAAAGCTTAGGATACACAGGGCTACCCTCTAGTTGCAGAGTCTAGAGGGTAGCTTATATTTTGAAGGAGAAGAATATGTTTAATAGGTGGATGATGGTAACTAATGCCGGGATTCTAAGTGGAGTATGGCTAACATTGGTAGGTTTACTACTAGGAGTTCTTTAAGGAATGGATGAAGAAACAGTACAGTTAACTTATCCAGAAGCGTCAGAACAATTAAGAAAGGCATATGAACAGGAAAAGATACAGCTTACTGCATATATATCTACGTTAGAGGTTTCGGTAAGTCAACAGGCTATTACAGTAAGTAACCTACAAAATAGTTTAGTGAAGGCCCAAAATATAATTGCAGATAATGTCCAAACTATTCTACGCTTACAGGAATGTACTAACCAGAAGTGGTTACAAGAACAAGAGGATACAGATTAATATGATTGTAGTGAAAACATTAGTTGACCCAGAGAATGAAATTATTGGATTGAATGGTGATTTCTATTTACTAGACGATATGGGTGAGGTTATGGAGTTTGAATCTGAGGGAGAAGCTAGAGATTTTCTTAGCTGGAATGGGGCAGACCCTAACGATGAATTTATAGAGTATGAGAATAACAATGACAATTGACCAGTTTCTAGATAAGATAGAACAATTAGTCTATACTTTCAAACCTGAAGATGTTCCAGATGATGATTTCTATATTAGATATGAATACGATTCAGATACACATTGGATTAAAATGGGTATTCCACCTGAATGGTTTGACCAGGATGAAGATGAAGTATAACTTTACCATCAAGGAATTAAATCCTTATGATGCTGTAGAGTTTATACAAGCTAGGCATTATTCCAAAGTGATGCCAAGGTTGACAAAACATTACTTAGGCATTTATAATGGGGGAGACTTAGCTGGAGTCCTTACGTTAGGGTGGGGAACACAACCGTATAATACAATACACAAGTTGTTCCCTACCCTAGCTAGTAAGGATTACTATGAGATAGGTAAGATGTGTATGGATGAATCTTATCCTAGGAACTCAGAGACACAGATGCTTGCTCAAGTTTGCAAATGGATAAAGTATAACCTACCAGAGAAGCAGTTCCTATATACATGGGCAGATGGAATCGTTGGGAAGGTAGGGTATGTATACCAGGCATTTAATTTCTTATACGGTGGTTATATCTGGACTGATATTTATATAGGGCCAGATGGAGAAAAGATACATCCTAGGTCAACCAGGAAACTGCTTAGAGAGAATGAGGAATGGGAAGGAAAAGAAAAGTTATTCTGGTTGACCCATGACTTTACAGAACACAAGGGAATACAAAGAATAAAAGGTAAACAATTTAGATATATATTACCTTTAACTAGAGGAGCGAAGAGGTTACTAAATGAATCTACTGTTACATGGAATAAAAAATACCCAAAGGAAGACTCTCTCAAATGGAAGATACGTACAGGAATTAAACAATACGAAGACCTCAAGTCTATGCCAACGTTTAATTTGGAAATTGTTAATATTAACAAACAGAATGTAGAGGGGCATAAATGAGTGCATTTTTTGAAGACTTAGGAATGACCCCAGAAGAATATTCTAAGTGGTTCCATTCTAAGTTAGACCTTCTTACAGGGAAACAATATCTGGATGAATGGTTTGATACAGATGAGTTAGAAGCATTCGTAAAGGAACGAAGTCTACGAAGGACTGATTGGGATGACCCTATTGATTGGGTGAATGGGGTAACTATTGGGTTAGCCTTTCACTTCAGGGAATACCTGCCTGATGTTAATGCAGAAGCTAAGTTCCGAATGCAAGTAGCCATGTTCCTAACGGAACTAATATGGAGGATAGATTTTCATGAGAGGTGATGAGGGAATACAATTACATTTATTTGATATGGATAAGTATGGAGATACTGTGGACGATAACTTAATTATCTTACAAGCGGAAACTAAAACTCATATGGAGTTTACTTCTATACCTAATGGGAATACAGATACTAAATATTGTATTACGGAATTGGGTGGGTTTGGAGGAATGAAAGGTCATAAATGGTTAGTGGTAGAAATTAATAATAGGGTAGGTAAAGACTCAGAAATATTTAATTCTATGACTGAAGCTATGTCCCATGTGGAAACTCTTACAGGTAAAATTGTGAAGTTCCGACGAGGGAGTTGACAAACTTTTTCGCTTGTGATAATCTGATTTCAGTGGGGATGCCCCTACCCGAAAGTCAAACCCATAAGGTGGTGCCATCATGTAATAAGAAAGAAAATAGAGAGGTAGTGGACAAGATACACTACGCTAGTTCATGGCTAGTATGTGTGAACAAAATGCTTGCCCTATGGCTAAGTTCTGAAAGCCATATCCTCTGTGGAAGTAGAGCTAACTTCTTCAGAGATAGGGATGGGTAGGAGTAACCCAGTATGACAACACCAAACGTTGTATCGTTATTGAGCCAGAAACCTCCTGTTGTAGCCTTGTATCGCTTAGGTCTGGTAATCTAGGATTCTAGATACTAGATGGGCCAGCTAAGGTCTGACCTGTTGTATCACAGGGTAGTGGTCTGTTGTATCATAATGTACCGTCCCTGGTCTGTCTACTGGGAACGCTCCTACCCATTCCTTATTTTGTTTTTGAGGAGTTGACAAAAATGATGGATGACTTTGAAGATGGTATATGTATTCGTTGTGGTGGCGATGATGTAGAATGTCTGGAAGATTGTACTATACATAAATGTATGGACTGTGGATATATAGAGGAACAAGATTACTCTACAGCAAAAGATAATGTAGACTCTTCAGGAGGATAAATGGATTACCTTATAACAGCATACCCTACCATGTATAGAAGATACTTAGTTGAGGATGTAAATACTATAGAAGAAGCCTGGGATAAGTATTATGCAGAATTGCCTGACCCGATAGAAGAAGAATTTATGGGGGACGATGGGGATGTAGAAATAGAATTGCTTACTCCAGAACTACGTTCAGTATATGGATTGGGAGAAGAATAATGTGTGTTCAATGCGGAAGATTGGTTCACTGTAAATATAAAACTATATCTATAAAGGGTATAGATTATATTCCGTCAATGGCAGGAGATAAAATGAGTAGCTGGGAATCTGAAATGACACCAAAGGAATGGAAAGAAGTGAATAAGATTTGGAATATGGATAACGTTCAAGAGATACTAAACCAAGTAGAGGTAAACTGGGAAGCAGTTGCTACGGAATGGTGTACCTGTTCTCAGGATGGAGAAGGGTTGTGGAATGGTGCAAGTGAAGGATATACTTTCCATTGTCCACCCAATCTAAAATGTCCATTGTGTAAAGCTAGTATTGATAATGACCATTACCATTGTGGAGTCTGTTCTAAAATATCTCAGGTAGGATAAACAAATGCCATTGTATATGATGGGAAGGAATCTATTAATGGAAGAACCACAATCTAGTAGACAGAAGTGGGAACACTTAAATGTACAGCCTGTAGATATGCCTGTAGAATCTTACGGGAATTGTAGTAGAAAGTCATGTAAGAATATAGATGTATTAGGGAATGGATTATGTGGACAATGTTGGGATAAAGGGCATCGTCCTCCTAAAGACCGCCCTACTATAAAACATAGTAAAGAGAATAGTGCTACTTGGGAGATAATTGAATATCTAATAGCTAAGGCCGAAGGAGGGAGTTGACAAAATTTCGCCCAGGATGTATGATGTTTTCAGAGTCGATGGACTCACAAATATTAGGAGGGCATACAAATGCCAGCAAGTATATTCGGAGACAGATTCCTAGGTAGAGAACCAGCATGGCACAGACTTGGTACGGTAATGGACACCACTAACCTAACTGCTACGGAAGCTATGAAGATAGCAGATATAGCATTCCCTGTAATTAAGGTGCCTACTTTGGCAGAGATGCCTAACGGTGCTTTAATAGAAACTAAACAGTGGGCTATAGTTAGAGAGCCTACAAGTGATGACCCTGAGTATAGGATACTGTCTACAGTAGGAAGCGAATGGACAGCCATCCAAACTTGGGAACTTGCTCAGATGCTAGACCCTGTTACTGCACAGTATCCAGTAGAGACAGTAGGGGCATTGGGGCATGGAGAAAAGATATTCTTCACACTAGATGCTGGTGAAGGTGTGATAGCAGGGGAAGACCATCACCTATACTATCTAGTTACAGACCATAGGGATGGGATGGGAGCCTTGCAAATTGCTTTCACTCCTGTAAGAATAGTCTGTCAGAATACTTTAACTGTAGGTTTGAATACAGCTAAGGTTCATGTCAGTCTACACCATAACAAGAGTATCAAAGCTGATACCCAGTGGTACATGAACATATTCCATAACATGCTTAAGTCTAGGGATAGTGTGATTAACACTATGAATCAGTTGTCTCTAGTAACTATAGATGAGAGGCAAGCGGAACAAGTATTACACTCCGCATATCCTAATGCTTCCATGCCTCGTAGGTTGAAGTTGGCTAGTGACATTACTCCTGACGATGTAGATAAGAATGTCTGGATGCAATTGCTGAATGACAAAGCTTTCTATGCTAAGGAATATGATAAGGCTAGGGAGCGGGTACAGGTTCTTAGGAACGCCGCATGGGAACGGTACGAAGTCTTTAATGATAGCTTCCCTAAGGTAGCAGGAACGCCTTGGGCAATCTGGCAAGCGATTGTAGAGACTGAAGATTATCGTAAGGGTAAAGTAGGACAGTCTGATAAGGCAATCCTTTACGGGAACAGAGCGGAAGCTAAAGCAAGGAGCTTTACTAAAGCTCTAGAGTTGGCTACACTCTAGAAATATGGTGGGTGGATTTATTCCACCCACCTATTTTTATAAGGAAGAATAATGAATTGTAATGCAGACGCTCTATGGTTACGGTACATAACATGTATGTTATTAAGTGATGAACATGGAATAGATAGTTACGCATGGGAACTAATAGAGAAGGAGTTAGTAGCTGGAGGAATCACTGATGTTTCTAAATGTGTAAAGGCTACAGAAGGAAGATGGTATATTACTGATGCAGATTTAGCTAGGCTACTTGTTCCGTAAAGGAATACTAATGGGTAAGAAGTGTACACTAAAGAAGAAGTTTAAGACTAGAGACTTAGCAGATGCTTTTGCTCAAGACTATATGCGCCGAATAGTTTTAACCTTTCATCCTATGGCATCTTATTATTGTCATAAGCATAACTCTTATCATGTAGGACATAACGCTTATGCCAAAAGAATGATAGCCTACGACACGGAGTTGACAAAATTTTCAGCCTGATGTACGATGTCCACATCCTGAGTTGAGAGGCGAACATGATTCATAATACACCAATGGGAGTGCAGTTAGCGATGGCTAACGGGTGGACAGTATCTATATCCTTAGGTCACTATACAGCTAAAGAACATTGTGAGATTGCGGTATGGCCTACAGGTAAAGATAACCAAGATAGTTGGGTACGGTGGGGAGCAAACATGGCAGAGCCACCAGACTATCCTATATATGATAGGGTACTCACTAACCTAACTTCTGATGAGTTGGTGAATGTATTGAGCAGTTTATCTGCTATGCCTAGTTCCGAAGTGGTAAGTGACAAGTGGTTACCCAAAGGATTCTCAAAGGATGCCATATGGAAAAAGTAATATCTAGGCAAACTTACATGGCTATAGACTTTGCTAGGCAAGAGTTACATGAGGAGGTGGTTAATAATCACTACAGTCGTGGTAAAGGTAAGCCAGGAAGTCCAGCCAAGTTTCTAAGGACGATAGGATTTCTTAACAAGCGCAAGGATAAACTCCTAAGAGAGGTTACTGTGTTCTTAACTTTAGTAGAGGTGGTTGACTAATGGCATACAGACACCGGAAGGATATACGGAACAGAGTTAATATAGAAAGGAGTGGCAACATGGTTACCAAACCCAAGACCAAGCGAGTCTATCACTACAACTTAAACTCTAGCACCCAGGAAGAATTCGATGCCCTAGTACGATTGAATAAGCATAAGGAAGCTAGGACTGCGGGTCATCCTATTAGAAGGGGTCTATCACAACTAACCACTTCTAATGTCCTAACCATTAAAGGATACTTTGATGTGAAGGGTAACAACCTTGTTACGTTACGTTCTACTATATACAGGTTCGCTAAAGAACTGAACCTGCATATAGAGACTGCTTACTCCAGAGACAAGTATGCTTTACTTGTAAGGATTAAGAAAAACTGGCCTGTCGGAGTTGACAAAACTTAGGCGATGTGCGATATTGAAATAGCCAAGGGTGCCACGGGCCGTTGCAACGGTTGGTAACAGTGGTTAAACGTTGGGTTAGAGAGATGATTCTGCTGGGCTGTACGGGCAATAGACCTAGGTGAGTGCTGTACCCGTTAGTGGAACATGGTCGGCCCTTGGTATAAAAAATAAGGAGAAGGATATGGCTACACAAGTTATAGAGAATCCTACAGAATCAGCAAGGCAAGTCATTGGAAATACTAAAGGAAAATTCTTTTCTGTAGAGTTTGTTAAGAGAACTACAGGAGAGGTACGGAAGATGAATTGCAGGACGGGTGTTACGCTAGGAGTGACTGGTATTGGTAAAGCCTTTAATGATTCTGATAAAGGCTTGGTTACGGTATGGGATGCTCAGATAAGTCAGTTTCGTTCCATACCTTTAGAGGGTATCATTACCATAACTAGCCAGGGAGTAGAATGGAGATATGGATGAATCCAGGTATAGCCCACATGACTATTGTCCTAAGTGTGCTGTGTATAGGACTAGGGTTGAGGACTTGGAAAAAATAAATAAAGACCACCATAAACTTAATTCTAGGCTACGGAAGGTTATTGCCAATCTACATTATTGGGTTGGTACTTTAGAGAAAGAATTTAGTCCACCGGAGACAGAAGGTTATGAGTATAGGTAGAGAAGAATACGAAGAACGGTATGGCGAACATATTATACGATGTAACGTACATGGTGGAATCCATATAGATAGTTGCCCAATATGTGAGGATGAAGATATGGCAGATAGAGAAACCTTTACTTGTGCTACTTGTCACTATAAGTCTCAAGAGGTACAAGATTTTTTAAGAGTACCTATACTCGTAGAAGTACCCAATGAATTTGGAGACTCTTACTTGTTATGTCATACCTGTTATGATAACTATACAGTGGAACAGGCGAACAAGTCAGAAAGATTCTCCCAAGCTATCAATACAGACTACCTACATTAAGGAGCGATTGATGTTAACTCAACAAGAATACATAGAGGAACTAGAACAAGAGATAAATATGTACAAGGAGTTGATGCAAACTGCATGGGGAGAAGTACCCATACTGGAACCTAAAGTAGAAGTAGTATTGAAAGTCTCTATGGACTTTGACCTTGGAGACTTTCCACATAAGGGCCAGTCCTTTATAGTAGAGCCTGGTAAGGAAGCTAAACTTACTCCTGCTAAGGTAGCTAAGAGTATAGTACAGGAGATTAACCAGCATAGGAACCAGTGTAATAGATGTGGTGTACCTACTCCTCATATCTGGAGCAGACAGCACGGAGCCAGTCAATATCTTAAGAGTGGTAATGCTAGAAACTGGAGAACTGGAGAACCTTATAGTGAAGCAGAAATAATGATGTATGACTTACCACCCGATGTATTGGAACGCTACATACATCCTGTACTTTCTCGTAGGTTAGATAAGAGACTTTCAAATGCCTCACTGTGATTACTGTAAGAAAGAGGTAGATTATAATGACGGCCCTATCATAGAGATAAGGGCCGTCCTTAATAATAAGAGTGACATAATAAAACTATCCCACTATCGTTGTTGGATGGGAGTTGACAAGATTCCAGTCACGATGTAAGATGGCAACATCTTGAATCGACGGCAGAGGACATGAAAGCACACAATAAAGTTAGGGGTAGTTACCGTAATATAATTAAATGCTATGACGAAGCTTCTTCTATATCTAAGGATGACGGATACAGATGGTATAAAGAAGCTGGAGACATGGCTATTGTTATTGGTAAGTTAGCAGGATATAAAAACTACCAAGCCTTGTTTGTAGGAGCAGGTATCTTAGCGGCTCTATCCCCACAAGTAGAATGGGGAGATAATATCCAATGGGCTATTCAATTAGTAACCTCTGGTGTTCGTAAACAAACGTGGAACAATCATATTAAAGGCATGAGGATATTAGCTGGTGAGAAACCGTTGGATGTATTGGGTGGTAAGAAGGTTCGTGCTTTCTATAAAGCTATAGTAGCACCGCATGGTACAAGTGAGCCAGTAATAGATAGACATGCAGTAGCTGTCTATATGGGCCGGACTGTAACAGAGAGAGAGTTAAATTTTTTAGCTAGTCCTAAGGTTATGGCGAGAGTACAATGGGCCTATAGGAAGGCCAGTAGAGATTTAGGAATCCACCACCATGTAGTACAGGCTACCACATGGGCACAGTGGCGTATCAATAAAGGGGTAACTAAAGCAAGGAAGTGGAGTTAATGGATTACTTATCAGAGTGTTGTGATAGCCCACCATATGGGGAACTAGATATGTCTACTGTACCATACGGTGGGCCATCAGGGTTTTGTAGTAAGTGCTATGACAACTGTATCTTTAAGGTAGCAGATGCAAAATGCTACGCTTGCTTTGTTGAAGATACTTACGATGATTTCATATGGGCTGATATAGATGGTGGGTTACATCTACTTTGTTGGAACTGTACAGACAAAATACATAAGGAGGATATAGAGTCATGTTAACTGAAGCTGACTACCAGGGTATGGAAGAATCTAGGAAACTGTATGAAGCTATTTTCGATTCTGAAATGGCTACTAATATCATAGAGTCGTTGGAACAGGAAGGGAACCCTACAGATTGTTTACTCTTTACTATCTTTAGTGATGCCGTACAACAAGGTTATATAAAAGAGATACCTGATGTAGTAGAAGAACATAGTGGTACTCCTATGTATATAGTATCTTCTAATCATCTTAGAACGATGCTCTATACAGGTTTAGTAATAGGTATGTACACTCAGAAAGGTACGGATAAGCTAGATGCTATGTGGGGAGTTGACAAAAATCCAGAATCGGCGTAAGCTGGTTTCAGTCAGACCAAAGGAGTGTAGGAATGTACGGACATGATTATATCAATGGGCATGAGTGTCCCTCTTGTGGTAAGACAGGAATATCCTGTACCATAGAAGATGGGTTCTGTGAAAATGATGGTGACTGTGATAACTGTATTAAGGAGCGAGTATATAGACAGATGGAACGAGAGGATGGTGAGGAAGATTATTCTAACGAGTGTCAAGAGTGCGGTAGGTATATAGGTGATGACTGTGAGTGTGAGGTAAGTTAATATGACATTAGTTATTCGGTGTCCACAATGCGGAAATACTATCCAGACATGGAACCAGATTAACGTAAGTGGATACAAAGAGAAACTATCCGACAAGCCTTGTTTAGCGTGTAGAGGAAAGGTAACAAGCATAGAAGCTAAATTACTTAAAGCTATATTTGGAGGGAACTAAGATGGGACTAGACCAATACGCTTTTAGGGTAGATGAGAACGGGGAACGTACAGAGATAGCTTACTGGCGTAAGCATAACAGGCTTCAAGGATGGATGGAAAATCTGTGGTATGAGATAAGGAAGAATACAGAGGAATTTAACTGTGTAGATATGGAACTAAACTGGGAAGATGTTATGCAGTTAGCTACAGATATAGAGAAGCGGAATCTACCAGATACTACAGGCTTCTTCTATGGTAGTGACTCTTATGACTATGGTAGCCTTAATGGAGTGTACGAAGATTTACCAGCAGACCTAAAGTTTATTGAGACAAGTAAGATAGCTTTAGACTGTGGAGATAAGGTAGTCTATACCTGTTGGTATTAAGTATATAGTATATGGGGGAGTTGACAAAAATTCTCCCATCGCCTATACTGACGGCATCTTGAAACGAGGAGATTGCGATATGGCTAACTGTACCAACCTAGTATCCCATGAGGAGTACAACCCACGGACTGGAAACTTAGTAGAGTTTGCAGGTAAGTGTGGAGACTATCTTTACTTGAAGAAACGGTTATGTTCCCCTTGCCTGACCGCCGCTACTAAGAGTTACCCACAAGGTTGGGATACCTACCCAGGAGATATATGTAAGCATGGTACTTACGTCGGTGGAGTAGAAGCAGATTATATCTGCGGTGCTTGTGAATATATTGGAGAGCAGGAGTAAGAATGTTTAATCCACTAGCTATCACAGTCGGGGACTTACTCAATTGGAAGGCCAAGGAAGATAAGAAGAACTCTGAATACTACCGAATGGAGACTTATAACAAAGCCCTACAGAAGGCATTAGATTGGAGTGTAACTAAGCCAGCTTCAGCATCTAAGGGAGCGGCCCATGCTTACATATTAGCTATGCCAATGGCAGAAGATGAAGGAGCCATGATGTATAATAGCCCTGCTAAAGGAAGGGCTACACAGATTCTATACATCCTTAGTAATCTCCAAGGCTGGCGTGGAGAGGAAGCTAGGGAAGCCAAGGCTATCTTAAAGGCTCAATACGAAAAGGATAAGGTGTAAGGACATGGACATCCGTAACATAAAGATGCTACAAGCTACTCTTAGTTGGTTGAATGACACTTTCGTTCCTACAGTGGGTATGAAACCACTGGAAGATTTACCTTATGGGGAACGCTCTAATAGCAAGACTTGTGTTATAGCTAACGCCTTGAATACCAACGCTCCTCCTAAGGATGGATATTGGAGTGTAACCAATCATGAAATAGAGTTGGTAACGGATGCAGGGTCTTGTCGGTGGGAAGTCCCAAGTGAGGTAGGTAACTTTATCAATATGTTTGATGAGGGTAGCTTTCCAGACTATGTAGATAGGGATTATGCTTTTGGTAACTAGGTAAGGAGTTGACAAAAATTTGGTTTGTGGCTACAATGGTCACATTCCAAATTTCAATTCGGCGGGAGTAAAGCATGGCTAAGAAAGTCTATACCATAGAAGTAACTGGTAAGTATTTCTGCAAGCACAAAGAGTACAGCGACTTCCAGGGTAAGGTACAGGCTACCAAAGCTGTACTGGATATGCTACGGTACGATTCCGGTAAGGTAGTGTACATGGATATAGTTAAAGAGAATCGTAGCTTTACTGCTATCATTAAATGTCCAAGGTACACAAAAGGCCGCTGGGACTCGTTTGGGATAAGGACAAGAGAAGTTAATTTTAATATGGGAGTAGAGTAAATGCCAGACTATGTACAGGTAGCCAAGGATGCAATAGAGTTTAGGGAGTCACCTAGAGGTAGGTTTATTATGGCCCAGGCTCTCTACTACGGCATTAAAAAACTGACTGAAGTGGAAGGCATCATGAGGGAGGTATCTAATATCTGCGATATGCAGTACCTGTTAGATACCTTGTATCCAGGGTATGAAGATGCCTTTCACCTTATTGACGAACACCACATTGCCATAACAAATGGTACAGTCTCTACCTTTGGTAGTGTAACAAAGTAAGGATTGAGGGTCATTCTACCTACCGTGAGTAGGCGTAAAGAAGCCCAGGTAATGGGTAGTAGGAGAGTAGGATTAAGGGTGGAAGCTCCTGCTACCAACCCTCATTAAGAAGGAGTAGTAATAATATGACTAAGCACTCAGTTTACCCTGAAGGAGGATAGCTAATGGAGCATACTTGCATAGATGGTACTATGGCACACCATTGGATAATAGAACCTAGTGGTAGGGCATCCTCAATGGGAAAGTGTAAGCGATGTGGACAAGAACGTAAGTTTAGGAATAGCATCCCTGTAGTTATCAATGGATGGAACAAGGCTAGTGAAGATAGAAGAAAAGAGCGGGAGAAAGAGAATGGTAACTCTAACTGAGAAGCTAAAAGACCAAGTATCAACAGACTTAATGAGTCAGTTATCTAAGAGTGACTTAGTACATATTCTACTAGATATGGGAGAGCCACAAGAGGTACTAAAAACAATACTAACCACTAGAGCGGGGCAAGTAGAAATGGAACAAAATGCTTCTAAGCATACAGGCCATAGACGGTATACCTGCTGTTATGACTGTGAAGGAATACATAAGGTACTAAAAGAGGTACTACTCAAACACCACCTTACAGAAAGGGATATATTGTATAGCTAGTAGTTGACACCTACCACATATGGTAGTAGTATTACTTACTAGGCTAGTCTCAACAGGGAGAGTTGACAAAAATATTCCAGGGGTATATACTGGCCTCAGTCAGGAAACGAGGGAAGCAATGAGCAGACATAACTACATAGCAGGTGGAAGCGTACCTTACATAGTCACTACCAGCACTCCTATCTATAAGGTTCCTACGGGAAGGCTAAAGATAAATCCGTATCACTGGAAGCCTGGGAAGGTTATCGTAATAGCAGGATGGCCTTTTGGGGATGATACACTAGATACCACTCCTACTCCCACCCAGGAATCCCAGGAACAACCTGTAGTAGTAGAAGCGGTACAATCTAAAGCCATAGCAGACTACGGAGAGTGGTATGATAGTAGGAGGTAGTATATAGGATAGCTATAGAACGGAGTTGACAAAAATCAAGCCTGGGAGCATAATAGTCTCACGGTCAGCGAACCGAAAACATAAGGAGTACCTACAATGGCGATAGACACTAGCAATATGAACAAGGCAGACCTGGTAGCACTGGTAGCTAAGATGGAAGCCAACCAACCTCAGCCTAGGAAGATTACAGTAAAGCTATCGGAGACTACGGGTAGCATCGTAGTAAGCGGCCTATCTGGTAGGTTCCCTACTACTCTCTATCGTAGCAGTTGGAAGCGGTTACTAACTAAGGAAGTAGCTTCCCTGATACTAACCTTTATCCAAGAGAACGATGAGGAGATAACTAAGGTAATGGCATCAGCCGGGAAGGTAGACCGCTAGGAGTTGACAAGGTAGGGTAGGTATGGTATACTTACCCTACACCCTCCTATGGGATATATCCCCCTCCCCTATACGTCCCCCTTATAGGAACCTTTCCTGGGAACCTTTATACCTGGGAACGTATATAGGTATACCTATATCTCTAGTACTACTATCCCTAGTACCATAGGGTCATAGTACTACTATATATAGTATACCTATACCTACTCCCTGGGAGTTGACAAAATTCGAGCCTGGGAGTATGATGGTGTCAGTCCAAATTTGACCAGTAGGAGATACCATGCTAGACATAGAGTACAACCCACCAGTACCTGTAACCGTCAACCACTTCCGACTCACCTTTCAGGCCATTACCATCCCCGTAGAGGAAGTAAGGGGAATCGTAGAGAACAACTTCGTCTGCTACGATATGGGAACCCTGGAAGGCTTCAACAAAATCAGTGCTATCAAGGAACTACGCTCCCACTTCCAGCTACAGACCAACAAGTACTACACCATGTATGGGAACAGTAGCCTAAACTTTGGTCTACGGGAAGCAAAGGATATGGTAGATGCCGTATACCAGGAAGGGCTAGACTCTGGGAAGTACCGGGGAACCTGTAGCCATGTTAGCAGGTATGACAACTCTGTAAATCTAGCAGAGGATGCGGTACCTACTAACGTAGACCTACCTTTCTAGTCCCTTACCCACCAGGCTCGGAGTTGACAAAACCTGAGCCTGGTGTCATAATAGTCACACGGTCAGCGAACCGAATCGGTAAGCAGAGGTACACCATGCCAATAGACACCAGCAACATGACCAAGGCACAGCTAGAGGCAGCAGTCAAAGCGTTAGAGGCAGCACAGCCAGCACCTAGGAAAATCACCGTCAAGCTGTCAGACACTACAGGCTCCATTGTAGTTAGTGGGTTGTCTGGCAGGTTCCCTACCACCCTATACCGGAGTAGCTGGAAGCGACTGCTAACCAAGGAAGTAGCTTCCCTTATCCTTACCTTCATTGAAGAGAATGATGAGGCTATCACGGCAGTCATGACAGCTAACGGTAAGACCGACCACTAGGAACCAGGGACAGGGGATACCCAGCAATGGGTATCCTCTTTTCCCTCCTACGGGATATATCCCCCTCCCCCTTATGTTCCCCCTATAGGTATATACCTGGGAACATGGCTGGGAATCTATACCCTATGGCCTTACAATCCAGCCCCATGCTACCCCTTACCATCAGGTGTACTACTACCATATATAGTATATAGGTATCCTATACCTATACCTATGGAGTTGACAAGACCGGAGCCTGGTGGTATCATGGTGCCAGTCCAAATTTCGGCACAGGAGATACTACATGGAGTACGAAGCTGTATGCATGGGATGCGGTCAGACCTACCAGATAGGCCCACAGGCTGAGGCCATCATAATTGAAGGAGGTAAAGGATACTGCGCTATAGTACGGCAGTGGGTAGAGTCTGCTCTACAGGGTAAGGACATCGCAAATCTTTACAGCGTAACCTTATCCCTGTAACCTGGTCTAACGGGCTGGCTACGGTCAGCCCTACTTTACTGAGGAGCTATAGACAATGTTTGAGTTTATTAACATGGTGCTAGAGAGCAGGGCTTGGTTGGTGGTGGCCTCAGCAGTCCTAACGTTGAACGTGGCTGTGATAGTCTGGGGTATAGGATACCAATGCAAAGAACATCTTAGCTGGGATTAGGAGATATTGGAATGCTAGGAATACGTATAGAGCAGAACCCAGTGATAGGAACTACCATACGGTTCAGGCCAGGAACTGACCTATTCCTAACCAATGGGAAGGGACTGGGAATATCCATTATCCTACAGTCTCCCATAGAGTTCAACCTAACCCTACCACTGGGTAGGCGTAGACCCAATACC